AAGTACAGGTCGCCCGCTGCGCAGCTGGTCGGCGCGGTTCCGGTGATGGCGACCAGATCGACGATATCATCGACGTAGCTCGGAAGGTAGGAGCTGTCAAGCTTGCCGTTCGCATCGAGGACGGGGATGCTCACGCTGACGGTACTGCCGACAGCATCTACGAGGTTGTCAACGGAAGTGCGCGGATAAAGGGCGTCGCCAGCGGTCGATTTCAGAAGAATTTTCTTGTTTGCCATAAATGGGTTCTCCTATGATTTGAGGTAAAAAAGAACTCCGTCAGGTGAAATACCAGACGGAGCCGTTGAACGGGATTTGTGTTCGGACTGGTTCAGGAAACGACTTCGTAGACGACCGTGTCAGCGACGCTGACCGTGCCGTCCGAGATAGAAACGCCGGTTCCCGCGGTGAGCTTGTCCTGCTTGTCCTTCAGCGCCTTTTCGACGCCCCACACTGTCGGGACAGTGCCGGTCGCGGTGTCGGTGGAACTGAGGCTGGCGTTGTTCCCATTGATGGCGCTCTTGGTCTGCACGACGCCCTTCTGGTCGTTCGTGCCGCTCTGAACGGAGATGACGCCATTCGACACGCTGATGTTGTCCCCGACTTTCACGCCGCCGAGCTGACTGGCAGTCGCTGTCGCGAGAGAGATCGAGCCGGAAGCATTGTTGATGCCGGAAGTGCTGGCAGCCGCGATTTTCACGCCGCCGAGTGCACCGGAGGTGGCTGCCGGAAGTTCGTAAGCGCCTGCGGCGACGAGAGCGTCACGGACAGCTTTTTCGGTCGCGACGTGTTCGTCATCGGCAGTGCCAGATGCACGGATGCTCGTGGCGGTGGCATGCTGCTTTCCGATTTGTGTCATCACGCTCCCCGACCAGCGGTAGGTCATGTCATCTGCGGTGCAGACGTAAATCTTGCCCTTTTCAGGCGTGGTTCCGGTGGTGCCCCAGGTGTTCGTCCCGGTGGCCGTGTAGATCTTTTTGTTGTTCGCGGCGGAGTTGAAGTACATGTCGCCTGCTGCGCAGCTCGCGGGAGCGGTCTCGCTCACGGCGAGGAGCTCGATCACGTCATCGACGTAGGACGGCAGGTTCTCGGTCTTGATCTTGCCGGTTCCGTCCAGCACGGGGATGCTGACCACGGTCGTGTAGTCTTCGCCGACGATGTTGTTGATGGACGTGCGGGGGAACAGCTTGTTCCCGTTCACACTTTTGAGTTGAATCTTCTGGTTTGTTGCCATAGAGTGTCCTCCTGGGTTGAATGATGTTATTGCGCGGGATGCGCATTACAGAATGTCGTAGATTATGTCCTCGCCGAGCTGGCCGCCGTGTTCGTCCTCATAGGCTCCGGAGCCGGAAGAACTGTTACTGCCGCTGGAACCGCCCGAACTCGTGTTCCCGCCTGTGCCGGACGAACCGCCCGAACTCGTGTTGCCGGACTCGCCGTCAGTTCCAGCGGAGCCGCCGGACGTGACGTTTGCGGCGTTCGCGATGGCCTGCGTGATCATCTCCTGAACCTGGCTCATGGTCATGTACGGAGATTCCGGCAGTGTCGGTGCCGCCGAGGAAACAATCCTGTTCCTGACCTTGAATCCCTCGACTTGGAGAATGAAGATCGGAGATCCGTTGGCATTGAAGCCGGTGAGCTCGCCTGTGAGCCCAGCCCGCATTGGTTCTGAACCGAGCCAACGTGCCAGTTCATTCGTTTCCATGGACGGCATTGGGATCGTCACCTGCGTGTAGACCCGACCAATACCGTTGTTGTACTCCTGAATAGAGCCGACCTCAATCTGAGCGTGATCACCGACCAGTTTGTATGGGCTCCGATCATAGAAATCCGAGTCCATCACCCATTGCCATGTAACGACATCGTACAGGCTGTCAATGGGGTATGGCGCAGTTCCGATCCTCTCAGCAAATAGCCGGAGTCTGAGCGTACATGCTGTCCCTCGCACCAGCGTTGGTGCTGGCAGCGTTCGCATGTTTTTGTCGTCGCGCACGACAGCGACCGAATCGTGCGCGTCGAGGTAAATGATGTGTTCCTGCATTTTGTTCTCCTACTCTTGAAATTCAAAAACGGAATTGAAATCGTAAACAGCGTATTCGCGCTGCATATCCCAGCCAATGGTCAAATAATCGTCATCCGGATAGTCCGGAACAACGATCCCGGTCGGCCAGTTCGAGAAGAATGTTCCGTCCTCCTGGAGCTGAAATGTTGTCAGCCCCTTCGTGACTGGAGCATTCAAAGGGTCGAATGTTCCGACGAACGGGTCGGCCACGTTGACAACCAGATATCCGGACTTCGGCTTGAGTTCATCCGGCATTTCTTCATCGTAGTACGGGGCTGCTGAAACCGGCAAACGCAATTCCAAATCCACGCAGACATCATCGTACATCCGGGTAAAACAGTGAAACCCGGGATTGGAATAATACGTTTCCGTCCGAATCTCCCTTGGAACTCCGTCCGCGGCTGCCTGCCGGGAATGATATGGGCTGTCGTAGATGCTATCCCCCCAGTCGCATTCCTCGGTCGTCAGCACGATGCTCGGACTGGTATCCTTGAAACGCCGGAGCTTTTTCAGCATCTTCACCCGTTGCAAAACCCACGGCACATACAGTGACGGTTGGTTGATGTCGAGGCGGTATGCATCGATCAGCTCCTCATCCCCGATGTCGTTCAGCAGAGATCGAAGATTGTACGTGTTGCCGTTGGTGTCAATGAGGGTGCTCTGATAACCTGGGCAGGTGTTCTCCTGTCCGTACCACGGATAATACTGGCATGTTCTGGCGCATGCTCCCAGCGGACCGAGTAGCCCTGCAATCGGACACTCCCAGACATTGATATTCGTCCAGGCAAACAAGGCAAGATACCCGTCAAAGTTCCGGCAGAATCCCTTGACCGAAAGAACATCGTTTTTCGTGAAGATGTCCGGGAAGATTCGGTCGCGGTATTCGTCCAGAGTCCAGTCCCAGCCGCCACCATACTGTGCGATGTAGCTCGCCCGCTGTCGTTCAAACAATGCTCGAAGAAGCCCTTCGGCGACCACCATTGGTTTGCAAAACGTCGGATCATCCAGGTGATAGTCGGCCCAGCTCATGAGCACCACCTCCCGGTAATCTCAATGTTCCCACAGAGGTGCGTCTGGTGAAGAACACCCTCGGCATCCACGGATGCCAGTTCCTTGTACCAGTACTGAGGCCATCGGTCGGCATACTGCGACAGATTCGTGATGAAGCCCATGCTGTATTCCGCCGTCTCACTGTCGTAGGAGACTTCGATGTAAATCTTCTTGCTCGGCGCGACCTCGACAGTGGCAGACGGAACATCAAAGGTCTTGCTTCCGATGCGGACTGTTCCGGCGTTCGTGTCATTGAGGTCTGCTCCGTTGAAAATAGTGGCCGTGGTTCCATCCAGACTGACCTTGAATGCGCCCGCATATCCCGAAACGATTTGCGGAGGTGCAGCCTGTGGCTGGCTGCCGCCAAGCAGGATGACACCTGTGGTTCCGGTGCTGTACAAAATCTTTGCCGTTCCCGAACTTGTCCGCGTAAACGCCTTCGTTGAACTCGGTTTGACGAAATTTCCCGATCCACTCCCCAGAGTCACAGTCGCAATACCGATCAACAGACAACTTCCGCATTCGTTCGGAGCAAGCGTCTTCTGTACGATGCCGAACTCGGTCGTACCCGCAGGAGCTTTCTTCACCGGGAGCACGTCCCCATGAAGGGCATCCGTGGTGAAGATCACTGCTGAGTTGATCGGAATTGAAACTGTGGAAGCGTTGTACACGCTCACACGCACAGATCCATGCGGAACACTTTTCTGCCTGCAGTCCTGGAATCCGTGCGACATGTTCACCAGCCGCCGGACATCATTGCTCAGTTTCGCGTTTGGTTTGAACGGATCGCCGGGCGAAACGTCAGGATAAAATGACATGTCACACCCCCAAATCTCCGAAGTCGCCATACTGGACAACCTGCGAAATGTGCGCGGCTTCGATGTCGATCACCGGGACATCCTCTTCGACACTCGTCTTCGGAATAGCGGAAATGTATTCGTAGCCTTTCTTCGCACCGAGATTATGTCCGCAGAGCGTGGCCGAGGTCTCGTTCAACTGAATCGCGAAGTGGAACGTCACCGTGACGTGCTTTGCGCTCTTCGCCCGGCTGTAGCTCATACCGAGAAACATCGCCTCTCCTGGCTGCCAGCCGTTGAACGTCCTGGAGTTCACCTTGCCGACGAATCCGGCGACCTTGCGGACATACGCATTTGTCAGCCTCGTCACCCGCATGGTTTTCGTGTGCGTCTCCCGCAATTCGGCGGTCGGAACATCCACGCCCGCGATTTCCATCTCCGAGCCGTGCTTTCCATTCCAACCGATAGCACCACCGGCGTCTACCGTGCCGTAGGCGATACGCTGATCAATGGCGAAGGAGACATGTTTTGTTCCGGCTCCGCAGTCGAAGCTGATGGTGGATTCCTCGTCCTCCTCATCATCCCCGTAGTCCGAAACGGTTTCCGCTCTGTACGTCGCATTAACTTTGAACGTGGTATTACCGTCACGGGAATCGATCTCGATGGCGTCCAACGGGAGACTGTGGAGCGTCTTCGGTGCAGTGTTGAGCACAGCGGTCAGTGCCGCATCCTCGTCAGCCGCCTCGAAAACAATATACGGGACCTCGATCCCGGTATATCGTCCCCAGCGGTCGATGCTGGTCGCGCGTTCCTTATAGTTCTGTTCAACTCTCGTTGCCATAGATTCTCCGTTTCGTTTTATCCATACGTCAGTGGCTTTTCCTTTCCGATCTGCTTCAGCAGCTTGTTCGTCTGGAGCGTGTTCTTCGCCATCTGCTCGGTCGCCTTTGCCGTTCTCTCCTGAGCGTTGCCGCCCAGCATGGCGTCCAAAGCTTCCACGCTCCACGCGCCCATTGCCTTTTCCGCCGTGGATATTTCCGCAATCCTCGTTTCCGAGCGTTGCGTCTCCTCGACGGCGGTCGATGTCTTCTCCTTGACAGCCTCGACCTTCTCAGTTTTCTCGACGGCCTTTTGTTTGACCTCGTCCATTGCGGCTTTCCAGGCGGCACGGGCTTCGGCGATTTCCTCGGCGGCACCGCTCAGTGCCTCCTCATACGCCGTCTGGTGTTCAATGATCTCCTGCGACTGAGCATCGGTCGCGCTTTCGTTCGCCCGATCCCATTGCTGTCCGATGTCGGCGAGTTCAGCCTGGCGTCCTGCTTTTGCTTCGGTCCTCGCTGTCTCTCGCGCCTGCTTTCGTTGGCTGTATTCCCGTTCAACCACGGCAATCTCCGCCTCGACTTCTTCGTCGGAGTCGAAGATGCCCTTCGTCCGAATCCACATTTTGCGGATTTCCAGCACAGTTTTCTCGAATGCCGTCACGATTCCATTCCACAGATAAGACCACGCATCCTGCATGGCATTACCGATGGATTTCAGTCCATACAGCAGACCGTACCATAGGTCATTTCCGAGGCGTAGGATCGAATAAACGATGACCGTCCAGCTGTCCGCGAGAAACAACTTGAGCTTGCCCCACGCTTTCTTCAGCGGTTGCAACCCGGTCAGCCAGGCGAGCTTCAGAGCCGCCAGACCAACCTTGGCCGCGCCCGCAAGGTCGCCTGACATGAACGCGGTCTTGATTGTCTCCCACGTCTCCCCGGCAATGTCCTTGATTGAGGAGAAGGCTTCCGCGAAGTCGCCCGCGAATTCCGTGGCTCCGGCCTTGCAGGCGTCCCACGCACCGGTGAGCTGCCAGACGATGGCGACAACGCCCGCAAGAGCCGCCCCCACGAGGAACGCCGGAGACGTGATCGCCGCCCACATGGCGAGCGAAACGACCTTGACCGCAAGCATCGACACCTTGAGCAGGCCGAACATCCCGATGAGCGCCTGGATCGCAATAGCGGGAGCCAGCACGGCTGCCTTCAGCACGAAGAACGCCGTGGAGAGTGCTCCGACCGTCAGTGCCATGAGCTTGAGCACAACTCCGGCGGCGATCAAGGCGGCTCCGAGTCCAGCGATTCCAGCAATGACCTTGACGGCCATGATAACCACCTCTTTGTGGGCGGCGATCCACTCGGCAACCTGGTTCAGAACCCCTGATATTCTATTGATATAAGGGGTCAGAGCCTCGCCGATGATGCGTCCGATGGCAAGCTGACAGCCTTCCACCGCACTCATGAAGATTCGGAACGCGCCACCGAGCCCGGCATCCATTTCATGTGCCGTGTCAGCGGCGGTCCCGTTCACGGTTTTCAGGCGGGTAATGAACGCATCCATCTGTTCCACATTCCCGCCGAGCTGAAGTCCGGCAAGGGAGCCGCGGAGATCGAAGATTTCCTCGGCAAAACCCAAGCGTTGGGCTGTCGGCAGGGCGTTCATATGCTTGGCGATGTCGGCGATGATGTCCGGCATGGTCCGGAGATTCCCGTTCGCATCCGTGGTGGCCACGCCGATGTCTTTGAGCTTGTCCTGAACCTTGGTCTTTGCGAACTGGCTGTACGCCTTGCGGAGAGCGGTTCCGGCAAGCGAACCTTTGATGCCCATGTTCGCCAGCACCCCCAAAGCACCGGACACGTTCACGATGTTATCCTTCGCGGCAGCCGCTTGGGGGCCAGCCATCTTCAGTCCCTCTGCGAGGTCGGACAGCGTCTGCGCCGATCCGTTCGCCGTGGCCGTCAGGATGTCGGCGACATTCGACATCTTCGAGGTCTCAATCCCGAAGACGCGCATGTTGTTTGCGGCGATCTCGGCAGCTTCGCCAAGCTCGGTTCCCGTGGCACGGGCAAGGTTCAGCACGGCGGGAACAGCCGACAGGATTTCGTCTGGCTTGAACCCCATACGCCCCATGGCCGTCATTGCCTCGGCGACTTGTTTCGCCGTGTAGGACGTTTCGCGTCCGAGCTTCTCCGCTGTCGCCGTCAGTTTCTTGAACTCAGCATCGGTCGCGCCGCTGACGGCTTTGACCATCCGCATGGCATCATCGAAATCCGCGAATCCCTTCGTGGCGAACGCCAGTGGAGCCGCCATGATACCGGAGACCGCGAGCATGTTCTTCCCGATCCCGATCAGGCTCTCCCCAAACGCCTTGATCTTCTTCTGGGCCTGCTTCAGTCCCCGTTCAAGCGGTGTCTGATTCAGCAGAATCTCCACATAGGCTCTTCCCGCTTTCACTTCCCCTGTTGCCGTGCTCATTTTTCGTCTCCTTGCACCAGATATCCCGTAGGATGCTGACTGGCATTTTTGCTTTTGGTTTTACGTTGTACGGATTGAAATCGGCCGGTTTCACGGCCTTCGTTTTCTTTGGATCGCGGAGGATGTTCGCGATCATGGCAAGCAGCGAAGCGGTCTGTCCCCACTCAAAGCGTCCTCTCGCCTCGGTCATGCGGACGAGTTCGCGAAGCGTGAGCGGTCCCGGATCTATTCCGAGGATTCCGGCGCAGTCCCAAACGAGACGTTCGACTGTTCCAGGCTTGAGACCAGTTTTGCCTCGAACTGCTCGTCCTGCAGAATCCGGTCGAGCCGCGTCCTCGCGATTTCCTCGAATCTTCGCGTCGCGTTCAGAATTTTCTTCATGACTTGACGCTTCGCTGACGGGAAAAAATCCACGATCTCGTCCAGCAGGGCTTCGGTTGCCTGTTCGATGGCGTCTCCAGCCATGCTTTCGCCGAAGTCTTCATCGCTCACGCCGAGCTTGTCCGCCTCCGGTTTGCAGATGGCATACAGCACATCCACCAGCAGAACAGGATCGGAGGATAACTGTTCGAGCAGATGCGCGGTCGGTCGGTTTTCGGCATCGACTTCAACAATGCTGTTCAGGTCGACCTTGCAGAGCCCACGGACTCGTTTGATTGCGGCGACGTTGACTTCGAGCGTCCAGACGCGCCGTTTGTTGTCACGGAATGTTTTCAAAGAAAAAACTCCTTCTTTTCGAAAGTGATTTGACTTTTCTTCGATTCGGTCTAAATTATAGATGTTGAACCGAAAAAATATTTCTTACGCAGGAGACCAAAAACATGTGCCAGCTCGACAGACTGCGCAGTTTAAGAGGCGAAATCTACGAAATCGCCAGAAAGCACAAAGCCGATAAGGTTTATGTGTTCGGTTCCTGCGCCCGCAAAGAAGAGACTCCGGAAAGCGACGTTGATTTCCTTGTCGAATTGCAAAAAGGAGCTTCTCTGTTCGACCTGATGGATTTACAGGATGAATACGAAGCACTCCTCAACTGCAAAGTCGATGTCGTTTCACGACGCGGTCTCAATCCGTATCTTCGGGACAACGTGCTCAGTGAGGCCGTTGTCTTATGAAGAAATACGATGATTCGTTCTTTCTTCTCAACATAGTCGATGCTCTGTCCGACATCCTGTTTTACACGTCCTGCTCTGAGGAAGAATTCCTGATAGAGATAATGCGTCAGGATGCTGTTGCCCGGAAATTTGAGAATTTGGGTGAATCCGTCAAGAACCTTTCCAGCCAGTTTTGCAATGAGCATCCTCAGATTCCGTGGTCTCACATCGCCCGTTTCCGGGATGTCCTGTCGCACCATTATTTTGGCGTTGACCAAAAGGCGGTTTGGAGTATTGCCAAAAAAGATGCAAAAGAAGCTCATCTGGCTATCTCCCAACTTGAAGAGTATGTAAAAGCATTGGATGACTTCAAACGAAAACAGCAGGAAAAAGTTGAAGACTTGCGGAAAAAGAAAGATGAGATCTATGAAATTGCCCGCAACCACAAGGCACTCAAATTGTATCTTTTCGGTTCCTGTTCAAGACAGAACGATTTGAACTTCGTTGCAGAGTTCAAGGATGCCTCTCTGAGTGACTTGGGTGCTCTGACGGATGATTTGGAGCAATTCCTGGAAAGAAAGATTGCCGTATTCCCTCTTACTTCTTTGAAGGATTATTCGTTCGGAGACCGAATCAGCAAAGAAATGGTTTTGTTGTAACTGATTACACCCATGCCGGAGCTCGACCGGATGCGGTCGGCTTTGCCGTGATCTTCACGGACACGGCTTCTTCGAGGTTCTGTTCCACAGTAAAGCCGGTGATTGAAAAATCCGCATCCAGACCGTGTGCAGTGGCGGCTCCGTCCGTGACAAACAGGGACATCGGCGTGTTCGTGAAATAGGCGGTTTTGAACGCAAGGAAGTCCTCATCCTCCGTGTCGTACAGGATATTGATTTCGAGCGAGGCTTCTTTGAGGGTAGCTGCGCTCAGCTTCCAGCCCTGGGCGGCACGGGTGGTGACGTCGGCCTCGCCGGATTCGAGCGTGAGCGACACGTCTTTGACGTTCGTCACTTCAATGGTCGCCTGCGTTCCAGCTTCTCCGCGGAACAGTTTGGCGTCAAGACCAAGTACAATGGCCATAAGCATGTCCTTTCATTTTCAGGGTTTGACCGCATTTTCCCACAGCTTCGGGAGCTGGGGTGCAGCCTTGTTCAGTGTCGGTCCCATGAGGGGCCGTTTCGGGTAGCGGCGTCTGCGGTACAGTCCGCCGAACTCATGCGCGGTCATCGAGATTCCGATGAACTTTTCGGCCGGACCGATGACCACGCTCTGTTTCTGTCGGTCGACACCGAACAGAATCGAACGGCGGAGCAGTCCGCGTCTGGTGTGCGGCGGTGTGCCGGGAGTAGACGACGATTTCGAACGGTGGATGGCATTTCGAGCAGTCGCCCGGATGTAAGCGCCAGCACGACGCAGGGAGCTGCAATTCGCCTTCCGGACGGCCTCCACGAGCCGCCGTTCGTCGAACTTGAAATACATTTTGACTGACATTCACGACTCCCTTTTTCCCCGTTTTTTTATTCTTCCAACCGTCTGCACGTGTCCCGGAACGTGAGTTCGATGACGCTCGTAAACTGGTTTCGTTCCCGGAGCTGGTCGGCGGCGTAGATCGGATTGAAACCGACCGCGATGCACTTTGCTCCGCAGAATTCCTTGCCGGAGAAACTCATTCCGAGCTTTTCCACGGTCGCCAGCAGCTCGTCAAGCTGTTCTTTCTTCGCCCGCTTCATGAAGCCGATTTGGAGCTTCACCGTGCGTTCCTTCAGAGCCCGTGAAATATTCCGATAGGTCAGTTCCACGGGGACGACAACAACTTTCAGTTCTTCGAGATCGCGCAGGGAGAATTCCGGGGCCAGCGCAGGCTTTGCGTTCCATTCGCCGAGGCTTGCCGCGACGGCTTCGCACAGTACCATACAGTCCATATTCACCCCCGGATCAGTTCCAGAACGAGATTTCCGACCGCGGCGAGGACAGCAAGGAGAGCGGCTCCGAGCGTGGAGATCATCATCTTCTGGAGATCGGCGGCAGGTTTGCAGGGCGGATAGTGGTGTTGTCCATTGCCAAAATGCATGTTCAGCATCCCGCGCAGTTCCGCGATGTCCAGCCTTGCCTGGTTTACTTCGTGCCAGAGATCGCGGTTGTCCGGCACATATTCTTTGTTTTCGCTCATAGTTTCCCTATCTCTTTCGTGTGGATTCTTCGCACATGGTTGGTCGTTCCGCTCCATCGCCAGACAGGCTCGTCCTGCGGTGCAAGGACCTCATATTCGACGCCATTGTAAAAGATTTTGTCACCCTTCTGCGGTTCCTTCGGCAGGACATCCGCCGCAATCAGGAAGTCGCGGGAATACACATGGATCGTGGTTCCGTATGAGTTTTCGACCTTGAACAGCGTCCGTCCGAGTGAAGCGGAGACCCGGAGCCGCTCCCCGTCCCAGCGGAGATATTCCACGGGGACGGAGAGCCAGGCATTCCTCTGGGATTCCAGCCAGTGTGCGCCTTCTTCCAGGAGTCCCATGTGCTTAACCGGCTGCGATGATGCCCGCAGAACGAAGCGCCGCGAGGATATCGTTGATTTTTGTTTTGAGAATGCCCATGGATTCCGCACAGCCGGAGTCGCTCGTGAGCGTCCCCAGGTCTGCAATTGCTTCGCTGCCTGCACCGCTGCCGGAAGCACCAGCGCCGGTGTTCGGAGCATTCAGAAGGAAGTAGACGTATTCAGCACTCGCCTGAGCATTGTAGACGGCCTTACCGAGATAAATGTCGGTAGCCTCGTTCGTGGCGACTTCATTCTCCGCATCCCAATAGACCGACTCGCCAACGTCAATGGCGATGTCAGCTTTGGGGACTTCGAACACGCCACTCACAGCCAATGCTCCGAGCTCACCGGCACGGATGTCGAGGCGGGTGATACCGACGAATCCGCCAAACGGGACGATGGTTTTTGCCTTGATATCGGTTTCAGGGCGATAATCAATAGATTCGCCTTTTTGAACATATCGAGCATTCATTTTTGCTTCTCCTAAAAAGTTTGTGTTGAGGTGGGGAGCGTGATGCGCTCCCCGACCGAATCAGCCAGCAGCTCCGGCAGACTTGACCATGCCGCGGTGATCCTGTTCGCGGACGCCAAGGTCGAAATAGACGCGGAACCAGAGTCCCAAGGTGTTGTAGTCCGTTTCTCCGCGCTCGACGGTCGGGCTGTGCTTCCCGTTCAGGAAGCCGATCTCGAAGGTATCAACCTGTCCGGGCGACCCGAAGAGGTACCAGGCGGTCGCGGACGCGCCCTCGTAGCCGCTGTTGGCGAGATACGGGGAGCTCACGACCTGAAGATTCTCATCGGCCAGAACATTGAGGGCGGGCCTGACAACCTGTTCGCCGGTACCACTACCGCCCATGATGAGGGTCGCGCCTCTCGTGAGTTCAATTGCGGCGTGTTTGAGGGCGGTCGGAACGAGCAGGAAACGCGGCTCCACATTGATGGGCTGATTGTCCGCATCGACCTGGTCCAGGAAAATCTGAATCGCCTTTTTCAGAGAGTCGGCAGACAGAGCACTGGTCGCGCCGGTCAGCAGATTCTTGTGAGCTGCGGAGAAGAGCGGTTTGCCATCAAGCTGGACAGGGTTTTTGAGCAGACGGGAGAAGAAGAGCTGATCGATCAAACGAGCGGCTCTGTTGCCCATGGCAACCGGGACCTTCATGAAGGCACCGAGGTCGTCGTTGATGATCATTTTGCGGGTCAGAACAAATTTTTTCCCGTAAGTTTCGATCTGGTTCTTTGCAGATTCTTCCATGATGCCGCCGTCCTTGATCTCGCCGTCAGCACCAACGGGCTGGAGATCGCCGACGTCCGTCAGACGGAATCTTTCCGATTCTTTGAAGTCGTTGAGGTCGCCGGTGGAACACAGTTTCGTTGCGATGATGGGCTGTGCGTGGTAGCTCTGGAGGAGCTTTTTGTTCGCGACGTTGCTCAGCACGCCCGGCAGGGACACGCTGGAGAAACCGGCGCGAATGGTTTCGTTGTCGAACGTGCGACCGGACACGGGGATACCGTCAAGCCGCATGCATTCGAGGACGAGCTGTTTCAGCGGCATTTCCATGTCACGCATACCGGCCTCCACTGACTTCGGACCGTAGGACTTTTCGAGGTCGTCAGGGGAGATGCCGCAACGGAGGCACAGGGCGGCCTCGATGTTCTTGCGGAGTTCCGGCCCCTCGGCTTCGGCGCTGACGGAGATATTCACTCCGGCGGCAGGACGTTCGGCGCGGAGGGTCTCCAGCACCTTCTTGGTGACGATTTCGGGAGTCCAGCCTGCTTTGATGGCTTCGCGTTCGATTTCCGGGAATTCGCCGTTGCAGATTTCCTGGATTCTGGAAACGCGATCTCGCTCGGCCTTGATGGCGCTCTGGGCGGCCTTTTCAGCTGCGGCCTGAATGTCGGGCTGCGCCTCGGCCTTGATTTCGGCGGGCTTTTCCGGGGATTCCTGCTGTTTCGCAAGATCGGCTTCGGCAGTCACCTGCGGGGCTTTCTCCACGCCGTCGGGCGTATTGGTTTTTTCTTTGATGTTCATTGCTTCTCCTTCGATATTGTTGAGTTTGAACTGCGCGTTCACATGCATCCGGGTCGAGGCATCTGCCCCGACAGCGACGACGGAAACTTCCCGCAGAATCGATTTTGCTACGAGGTAGAACGGCCCTTCGACCATCTGTCCGTTGACCTCGCGTTTTGCTTTGATCAGCTCGCATTCTTTGACGTCGGCCCCAATGGAGAGCTGCCAGTCGGCTCCGCTTTTGCACTGGGCGATGATGTCGTTTGCCGCCTGGGAGTCGGAAACGATTTCCCCGACGATTTCCAGAACGCCGTCCTTGATGCTTGCTTTTACCATCCCGACGCGGGCGTCGGTCCTGTTCTCGTGATTGGTCAGGAGCGGCACCGTTTCCGGGATTTCCATTCCGGCAAGCTCGACGACGACCGGATGTTTCCAGCCGGGCAAATTCATCTTTCCGCCGGAGTATGCCAGACCGGCCACCTTCGGTCGTCCGCCACCGGATGCTTCAATCAGTTTGAACTCAGTCATCCTGTTTCTCCTCTGTTTTATTGTTAGTCTGTTGATTGACAGTTATCTCTCCCGGTATCGGGATGTTCAGCTCCCGCATCAGGCGCAGTTCCTTGGCTCTCTGCCTCAGAACCGCTTCGTAGTCCTGTCCGTCTCTGGCGCACTCAGCGGCGAGCGTCGTCGCGCCGTTGAGAAGTCTCTGCGCCTGAGCAGACGCTTCCTTGGTGGGATCGACGTGCGGGAAACCGTCCCAGAACCACATATGGATTTCATCATCCGCGGTAATGCCGGGATGTGGAAAGATCAGCAGATATTCCTTGAGCCACAGATAGAAGATGCGGTTCAGAACATCTTTTTCCCAGCGGCTCCGGTCCACCAATATTGATTTATGGTATATTTGGTTATCCAGGCGACCTGAAGCGTAATTGAATCCGGAGAAATCCCCTGCGACCGTTCCGTAGGTCGAACAGACGCATCGTGCCACCTCGGAGAGGATGACCTTCACGAACTCGGCGTGGTTCGCCGTCGGCTGCTTGCTGTCCAGCTGTCCCATCTTCCATCCGGCGGGAACCGTGAGCATCATATTCCGTTCCAGTGGGATGGCGTCGAGTGCCGCAAGGTCTTCGGATTCGCCGTCGGGCGGAGAGTCCGTGTAGAGGACCGCCGCAAAATCCGCAGCCGCCTCTGCCGCTGACAACGCCGCCAGATTGTATCGTCTGAGCTGGGCGAACAAAGGAAGCGCCGCCGCAAGTTCCGGGACTCCGCGGTGAAGGCCGGGCCTGTCGTGCCGGAAGATGTGGACCATGTATTCGGCGGGGATTTCAAAAGCTTCCTCGCCTGTCGTGTACATGGCATCACCCGGATGGCGTTTCAGGACGCGGTAACTCACGGGATTCCCCCATTGATCAAAGGATATGCCGTCAATGCTGGAAGAATCCGCAAGCCACGTCAGGCCACCCGATACGCGGTCGGCCTCGATGACGTTGATGTCGAGCTTCACCGGATGCCGGACTTTCGGGTTGGTCGCCAGGACGGCGAACGATTCCCCGTCCTGACACCGTGCAATACGCATGCAGCGGAGCTTCCATGCCAGACCAACGGCATCTGCCCAGCGGACAAACTGCTTTTCGATTTTGTCGTTGAACTCTTCGTCCTCAGTCAGCATCTGAAGCCTCGGACCAGTTCCCACGGTATCGTTCGCGAGCATCTGGACCAGTCCCTTCGCGTAACTGTTGTTCGCCACTTCGTAACGACTTCTCATGCGGAGGATTCGTCTGACTTCGGGACGGGCTTCCTGGTCGGCAGAGAAATAGTCCGCCGCCGACCAGTGCCGTGCGTTGTCCGCAGTTGTCTGGGCGGCATCAAAGCGAGCTCTGACTGTTGGCCGCCCAAGCATCCGGATCTTCCCGTGTTTCTTCTTTCTGTTCATGTATCCCTCACGCTCCTGAATGGCTCATCTTCGTAAATTTCAGGCCGGAACTCCGGGATTTTGCTGCCTTTTTCGACGCGAGATACATATCAGCCTTGATCACGTCCGACAACGGATGCTGTTCCACGCTCTGTCCGTCGACCTCGGCGCTTTTGGGGCCGGAGGCATTCTTCTGAATGACCTCCTCAAGATTGCTCTTTTGTTCTGGCATGGGGTGTCTCCTGTTTTTGTGAATCTCATGTGTTCCTACTCTTGTTTACGAGAAAAAACAGGCACTTGTCCAAAAAAATCACGATTTTCTGGATTTTAAAAGTTCGGAAAGACGGATTCTCGACCTCGAAGACTGCATGTCGGGCTTATTTGCGTTCCGTTTGATGGACGAAAGCTTCACGGGCTGGCCACGCCGTTTCAGAGGCATTGGCGTTCCAAATTCCGGCATCGTGGCTCCCAGCATCGAGCCGCAGACCGCACAGCCGGCCAGACAGTCCAGCCAGTGATTGTCGTTGTGTTCCGGTTTCAACTTCCATTCGTCCACGGTGCGCCCGCGCCCCTGCGTCTTCACTCTGTATTCTGCCGTCAGATGTTCCGCGATCAACTGGTGGACGTCCGGTCTGCGGCCATAGAAAGAAAGGCTTCCGTGGTCGCCCAGCATCACGGCCAGTCGGGCATGAACAAAGCTTTTCCAGAAGTTTGAGTCGAAGATGACGTGTCGGATAGCCCGTTTGCCCGCCACATTTGGCATCATCCAGTTGAAGCCGATTTTGTCGCCTGCGCCTTTCCGGTATTCGGTCATGGGCTTGGAGGAAGCGCCGACGAAACGCCCGTGCGACGGATAGATGATACCCGCCCACTGCGTCTGCCGACAGAACTGGTACACGATGTCCGTCGAAGCGCCCCAGTTTGCGTCAATCAGAGCCTTCTCGATCTTGAACATGATGCCGTCTTCCCGTTCCCATTCCCGCGAGAGGAGATCATCGACCAGCGTTTCCAAAGCGGCATAGATGCCACCCTCCAGTCCGGCGTTCGGGAACTTGCTCTGAATCGTCGGATTCGCAGTATCGAGGCTGAACATCCGGCTCCGCTGGTTCGGCCATGCTCCGTAGTCCAGCACCGCCCCCGTGAAGTCATCGCCCCACGCGACCACCGTATAGAACAGCAGGGCTTTCTGGATGTCGATGAACAGCGTGACCTTGTCGCAGGCCAGCGGAACCTTTCCCTGTGGAAGCCCGTTCACCTTCGACGCGATCTCGTCCATCGAAAGCAGCGTGTCCCCGCCCATGTCCTCCGGCAACGGGTCATTCTGGTACTCGCTTTGAAATGCTCCTTCGTCCTGCAGTCGGAGATTCATGGCAAACTGAACCGCCGAGATCTCGTCGGAGTTATATCGTTCCGGCCACGCGACGACGGCTCCTTCGTCCATCTCCGCCCGATGCTCCCGGTAAAACTCCGTCGCCCGTATGATGTTGCCGTCCTCCCGAAGTGCGTCCGCACGGATGTCCGCGTACTGTTCCCACAGTTTCGTGTTGATCGGGAAGTCGTATATCAGCTTCGTGCGCTCCCCGTTCCACTCGGGATGCCGCTCCCGGTCGAGAATCTGTTCCGCCATGTCGCCGGGTCTGATGATGGTGCATGGCATAATCCCGGAGATTTTCTGGCCGGGTCCGGCAAGGCCGAGGATGTCCCCAGCAAGGACGCGGACGCGCTTTCGGGTCTGTTCAAGGGAACCGGCAGATTCCGAGGTCTGCGGGTCATCGATAATCACGAGGCTGGGACGGACACTCCGACCGTCGGCGCGTTTGTATTTCATGCCGCGGACTCGACCGGTGATCCCGGCAACACGGACGATGATCCCGCTTGCGGGGCTTCCTTTAATCGTTGGAAGAACAAGTTCGTTGCTCGTCCATGTGATGCGGGTGCGCTCCCCATGGTACAGCTGACCGGCGCATCTGTTTACGATGCCGTCAAGACACTTGATGGGGAAAATGACTTCGGGGAAGTCTTCGGCAAGGTGGTCGTTGACTTCCAGTTCCGTCTTGATGGAATCGAGCATTTCCAGCGCCGCTGTCTCGGTCGCGCCAATCAGCGTCACGAACTCGCGGTGCCCGTATAGCATCGACCAGATGGCCGCCGTTTCCGACAGCTGCGTCTTCCCGGACCCGCGAGGCATCGCCAAAGCGAACAGTCCTCCTTCAAGGACCGCTGTTTCGATTCTGTGAATGGCTTTCAGGTGGTCTTCGCTCCATTCAAGATGGAAACTCTCCGGGAAGTAGTTCTCACAGAACACCCGGAAATTGTTCCGGCAACGCTCTTTGAGTTCCGGGTTCTGGACCGGCGGGAGGTCTCCGATTTCACGACCGGCCAGAGCAAGAGCGATATTCCTGCTTCGGACTGCAGCCTTCTTCTCGTCATACGTCTGCGGAGGATTCGCCGCACGTTCCAGCCAGACTCCCGTAAGCCATGCCGCATATTTGATCAGATTGATGGTCTGTCCGCCGTCGTCCGAAATGCGGTAGCCCCCACGGTCACGATGGCGACGCAACTGCCGGTCAAGCAGGACAGGCCCGACAGGAGTGGAATTGACCAGACGGATAAGTTCCGTCGGTCGGAATTTAGATAGATTCAGCGCCATTGCCGTTCACCTCCTTGATCAGCCAGGCAAGGTATTCTATGATGTTGATTGTGCCGTCTCCATTCAGCGGAAGACCGGCGTCTATGAGCTTCTGCAAAGCTTCTTCCGACATTTCCCTGCACCCGGATTTCTGCAGAAGTCTTATGAGCATTTCCGGCTGCAAAGCCAAAGGTTGTAGATTATTCATGCTTTTTTCGAAGAAAAGTGGGTTGTATCGCCATATTCGATTGGATATAAGCGAATTAGCGAGCATTGTTAAAAGGAGCGCACATGAGTGCGCAAACGAAAACCATCAACCACAAGGAGACTTCTCATGGTCGAAAACACATTCAAGCTCGGAGACATCGTACTCGTCAAGGTCGGCAAGAACCTCGTCGAAACAGAAATCACCGGAATAATGCCTGATGGCCTCTACAGGGTCAAAAGCGTGAACACCCACAGGGAATTCAGCGTTAGGCATATCCACGAACTTGTCACCGCGGCAACCAGAAACATTCCGGATGTTGCCCCGGCCTCGGAGGTCGAGGCGGTCGCGGAACCTGACGCAACAGAAATGCCGTGCGCCTTAGACGCTGAAACGGAAGATGCCGATCAGCGTGAAGAGGGCACTGCCTCCGACAGTAAGGAAGACGAGTACGCGATCAATCCTGCCCACGAATCCGACAGGCCGAGGAGACGTATGTCCCTCATGAGTGCGGCAGTTGAGGTCCTCAAGAAAAGCAATGTCCCGATGAACACCCGCGAAATCGTTGCCGCCGTAATCTCGCAAGGTCTGTGGGAGCAGACGGACTGCAAGACACCGGAACAGAGCCTCTACGGAAGCATCTTCCGGGAAATCGCCGACAAGGACCACCCGCGCATCGTCAGGGCAGAACAGAGGGGCAAATTCAAATACGCTGGCTGATCGTCGGCTTCGGCTCTCTCCACGCGAAGATTCCCCAGATAGCAAACGCCAGGTGGACAACATCCAGCACCGCCCGGCTGTATAGCCCCGATGCGACGTCGTAGGCCAACCAGGCTATGTTCCCGACTGACCACAGATAGAAGCAGAGGATGTTCTTCCTGACATTCAGGACTGTTCCTGCCAGACTGACCGCTGTGAAAAGCCAGGTAATCATGTGAACAGTCCGTTTCTGCACATCTCCGCGAACCGCGGCTCCCGTAGGCTGAAGTGCTTGATGACCTCTTCCGGGCTGACACATTCGCGGTAGGACAGAAGCTCGTTCCCCTGCCGTTCAGTGAACACGACCAGAATCTCCGGCGATCCGATTCGGCACGAGATCGCGCAGTAGACCTCCGGACAGTCGGGATGCTCCTGGATGTACGAAAGAGCCCTGGCTCTGGCGAGCAGATTCAGCGACAGGTCTGCCTTGGAACCATCTTTTGTCCAGGGACTTCCGCCGCCGATCCTGCAATTGCCGCCGTAGAAATCCACGACCAGTTTGCGACCAGTCACGCCGCAGTCCCCGACGGGGCCATGCTTCACGAACCGTCCTGTCCCGTTGATGTGAAGTCTGTAGTCCCGGCTGCCGACGGACTCGGTCACCATGTCCGCAATCCTGTCTTCGGAATGCTGTTCGTTCATCGGAATCGCAACTACGATTTCGTCGATCTTGTCGTCCTTCATCGTCACCTGCGTCTTGATGTCGATACCGGCATACCGGGAATCGTACAGGCGTTTCCCAATCTTCTTCGCGAGCCAGTGATCCTTCGGCATGTACCCAGTCTCCGGTGTGTTCGTCGCCATCCCAAACATCACCCCCTGGTCACCCCATCCGTGGTTATCCACCCCCTGTGCAATGTCTGCGGACTGTTTGCTAATGTGCTGATTCACAACGAGGTCGTCCCCACAGATTGTGTTCTTCTTGCCGAATCCTTGCTGGTACTGTTTCGTGTATCCGATCTGATTAACCGCAACCCGAACAAAAGCCGCGATGTCCTCCTCGGAGTAGTTGGCCATGCTGGTGATCTCGCCACCGAGCGTGACGATGTTATCCTTGATCATGACTTCCAGCGCATACCGCGTCATCGGGTCTTTTTCAAGGAAGCGGTCGAGAAGGAAGCACGAAATGAAATCGGCGGTTTTATCCGGATGTCCCAGGGACACCCACTCTGATGTTCTGAACATAAATTGCCTCACATTTGTTCGATAGTTTCGTTTTCGGTAATCGCCGGGGTGAGCGTCTTCCAGTCGCAGCCCTCGCCGTGCTTGAACTCCGCCCAGCGTCGACGAATGACGTCGCAGTATTTGGGATCGAGTTCCATTGTCCGGCATCTGCGCCCGGTCTGCTCACAGGCGATCAGCGTGGAGCCGGAGCCACCAAAGTTGTCGAGCACGATGTCTTCGCGGGAAGAACTGTTCCGGATAAGATAGACCAGCATCTCCACGGGCTTCATGGACGGGTGAACAGAATTGCACTTTGGCTTGTCGAAGTGGAGCGCGTTGGTTTGGCATCGGTCGTTGAACCAGCGGTGTGCGGCTCCCGGTGTCCAGCCGTAAAGGCAACTCTCCGTAATATACTGATAATCAAAACGTCCGAGGACCAGCGCGTTCTTCACCCAATACAGAGTTTCGTGGACTTCCAGTCCGGCCTGCTGCGCCGCCAGACGGAAATTGGCCGATTCGCTGTCGCTGTGGAAAATGTAGAAGCTTGTCCCTTCCGCCAGAACGCTTGCCGCCGCCTTGAATGCGCCATCCAGGAACTTCCGGAACTCGTCGCTCGGCATGTTGTCGTTTGCGATTGTCAGCCCCGTAGAGCCCTCCAGCGCGACGTTATACGGCGGGTCCGTCAGGTAAAGGACTGCCTTTTCAGCGCCCATGAGTTTCGCCGTGTCTTCAAGGCTGGTGCTGTCTCCGCACATCAGGCGGTGTTCGCCAAGCTGGTAGACCTTACCGGGCTGGGAGTCCGCTTCCTCCGGGACATCCGGCACAGCGTCCGCTTCGGTCTCGCCCTCGGCGACTTCGCCGTTGACGTCGGCAAGGAGCTTTTCCAACTCCGATGTATCGAAGCCAAGCAGTGAAAGATCGAAATCCGCAGCCTGCAGGTCTTTGAGTTCAAACGGCAGGAGTTCGTAGTTCCATTCCGCGATCTCCCCGGTCTTGTTGTCAGCGATGCGGTACGCCTGAATCTGCTCTGGCGTCAAATCCTTTGCCACATGAACCGGAACCTCCGTCAGGCCCAGCTTAATGGCCGCTTTCAACCGGGTATGGCCCGCCACGATCACCATATCCTTGTCGACGACAATCGGCGCTCGCCACCCGAATTCCTTGATTGATTTTGCGACCGCATCCACAGCCGCATCGTTGTTCCGCGGATTCCGTTCGTAGGGATGGATATCCGAAATGTTCATCATCGTTATTTGCATGAAATGCCTCCTTTGCAAGGTTTTATAAATTTTCGGTCTGCTGCGGAAACTCTCTTGTACTCCGGGAGTCCTTCCGCGGCCCAATGTATGATTCTCATAAAGGGAGGACCCGACCCCCCAGGGGGGGGATCGGCCATCCCCCCTCTCGATTTCGCCTCAAGGCCGCCAGAAACGGCCCTTTTTCGGGGCTTTTCGCGGGGTTCGGGTCAATGTGCGCGTCTGCGCTGTCGCGCGACAAATCGCGCTGTTGCGAAACCGCTCATCCAGTGCCATGATTCCAACGTTTCCCAATTCCCAATATCCCCATACGCGCAGTGTGGTATAGGGGTATATATACGCGTACACACATAGTGCGTGGGAAACGGGGAGATGTGAAAGAGAAGATATATATATGATATATAATTCATTCATTTTCATATACATATATATACCATACTCCTCTATTCTATCTTTCCCTTACATATCCCAATTCCCAAGGTCGATGCCTCCGATGGCTTGATGAAAATGGCGCACGACTTTGGGAAGTGTCGATTTTTAGGAAACGTCGATGCCTGGCAAACGGTAGACTTTTGTCTTGTGTCGGTTGTCTCCCATCCATCCGAAATTCACGCGTCCGCTTTCGATCAGGGTGTCCATGATCTTTTCAAAAAGCTCCTTCGACTCGTGCATCCGCTTCAGCAACGCGCTATGGACGTAGCTGCCCCCGGCTTCCCGCATGTACCGCAACGCCTTCTGGCATTTCTCGTCGAAATCGTTCTCGAACGAGTATGTGCTTGCCAGGAACAGCATCTGTTTCGTCAGGAACTCCACGAACTTGTTCGACCACTCAACGCATTCCAGATCGATGATCGGCTGCGCCGGATTTCTGCTGATGGCATAAAGCAGCGACAGCTTGCACACCTTCTCGAAGGCACGAGCCCAGATGGTCATGGCCGTCGTCTCCTTGATGCTCTCGTAGTAGTCGTAGGTCGCGTCGCACTGGTCGTTGATGTTCTGAAGAAGCACATCGGCTTCCGGCGTCGCCTTGACGATCATCGGCTCCGGATTGATGGCATCCAGATTCCCGCCGCTGCCATACTGTTTTATGGTATTGATCGCATCGGTCACGGAATCGGGGACAGGAATGAGCTTCGGCTTGTGTCCGTGTCCACGCTTTCCCGCATCCAGCACAAGGCATCGCGCCACCAGTCCGTTGTTCAGCACTCGCGGTGAGAGCGCCTGGTAGAAGAACTTGGGGACGGCTGTCCCGAAGATAACCAGATGCGGATTGTTGATGTTCCGCCCGTTTCCCTGCTGACGGACGCGGTTCGGGTCGTTTCTGTCCTCTCGTCGGAGCGCAAGCTTACGCATAGTGTAAAGGCCATTGGACGAGCCGTAGAAGCGCAGCAGACGGTCGATGATGCTCTCCCCGCGGGCGTCTTTCATCAGCCGGATGGAATTGAACATCGTGTCGAATTCGTCCACCTGATACAGCATCGACGGCTGGATGAAGAGCGAGTCTTCCAGCCCTTCGCCGGAGCCGAACTCGTCCGCCAGACAGGAATCAAGCATGTTCTCCACTGCCAGTCTGGAATTGGACTTGCGCGGGTGATCCTTGCCTGTTCCCGGATTTGCCAGAGCCACGAGATACAGATTCGTCCGGGTGTTCCGTTCGTCCTGTACCGTCCTGCCGGTGATGAACGACAGAAATGCCAGGCTCGCGCAGAACGCCAGCACACGGTTCGGATATGGAGCCGTGTCCGTAATCCACTGCGCATAGTCGTCCACGAAGCCGGGGATGTGGATCAGCTCCTCCGGCAGCGCACCCGGATCAGGAAAGAGGTCATGCTGTTCCTCCTCTTCCTGCGGCGGCTCTTCCTGGGCTGGTTTCGTCCCGAGCAGGCCAGACAGATCCACGTCGGGATGTTCCACCGGTTCCGGCTTGTCGTAACATCCCGGTTCCAGCATCTCCCGGAGCTTGCGCCAGTCATTGCCCGAACACGAATTGTGGAGACATCGGAACGCGACAGCTCCGGACGGTTCCTCAATGAGGACGGCAGAGCCGTTGGTGTGATCCGAATTGAACGGGCAGACCTTGAATTGCCACTTGCGCCCGCCGTTGTATGGGACGGAATCACCAAGTTCGGGGAGATGTCTGGATATCCAGAGATCGAGTGAAAAGCCCGATTCGGAACACTTTTCGTGCTCACTTTTCGTAGGAGGTTCATTTGAGAGAACTCGACAGAGACTTTCAGAGCTCACGCATTCCAGTTTCTCCGGCGCATAAATGATGTGCGCCATGCGGTGCGGTCGTGCCGGGATGCTGTCGCCCTTGCAGTTCATCGTACCCGGCAGACGCCAGATGCGGGCTGGGTTGAACACGGTCAGGTCCACATGCACCTTGTCGGTCGAGGCTCCGGCGATGTTCGCAATGACACGTTGAACCAGGCCGTCGTCATTTGCCGGGAGGTCGATGCGGTAGAGGAGCTGGGCTCCGTTGCCCGAATCGAGCACGACCGGTTCCGGCCACCCGATGGAAGCAAGCCCCTGCCGGATCTGCGTTGCCAGATCGAGCGCGGCAGTGTGCTCTTCGTCCGTGCTTGAGATGTTGCTTTTTCGCACAGCGTCGCAGTCGATTGGCAACCAGCGACGGCAAACGGTGTCGCCGTCGGCGGTCGTCGCGTTCTGTTCCGCAGGGCCGAGATGGTTGAATGCCCGTGCCAGGAGGTCGGGATCGACAGGATTGAGGGTGACGTATGCCCCGGAGAAACTGCGGATTTTTGACACCGCCGTCGCGGCCTGCGGGATGTGTTCGTAGTCGAAATAGCCGGACTCCGTATGCGGTCTTTGATACCCGGCGGTCACGGCTTTCAGGACGCGGATTTCGAACACATCCCCGGCGGAAAACAACAGACGCAAAGCACGAATCAGTTCTTCGCGGTCAGTCATGTTCCCCCCTTAATCGAAGATGACGCCGACAGCCACGAAGCCCGTCGCGGTGGCCTCGGTGTGATGACGGAGCCAGGCGCGGACTTTCCGGACATTGCGGTGACGGCTGTGGGACAGAACGGTCTCCAGGTCTTCGCGTTCGATCACACGGACGGCCTGCGTGCCGCCCTTGGTCTTCGCCTTGATGTATTCCGGTGCAGAACGGACAAACGGAGACAGCATCTTATCCGCTCTCGGATAGCCGAGGAGTTTGCAGACGTCGCGGGCAACGAACTTGGTGATGCCATTCATGGTGAAGGTGCGGACGGGATTCTTCCCGCAGTAGATTGTTTCGGGATAGTTGGACATAGGTATGCCTTTCTTTGGTTAATAGTTGATTTTCAATGTGAAACTATTTGATTAGAACGGAATTTCGTCCGGATCGAAGTCTTCCACGTGGGGATCGTCGGACATGTCGATCTCCGCCGTGTCGTCGCCGGGCTCGCGTTCGGGACGCGGACCAAGCATACACCGGGTGACGGTCTCGAACTTCTCGCCGGAGATCGAGCGGACGGTGATCTTTACCGGTTCGGCCAGGTATCCGGCACGGGCAAGACGGACGGCTTCTGCTGCGGTTTGCGGAATCGGCAACCAGTCAGGCGCACGTTGTCGCCACCACTTGATGAACTTACTCCGAGCGTAGCCGTCATGTTCCGGACAGACCCACTCCGACTTGTACGTCTGGAACGCCACTTCGTAGTCCACGCGCATCGTGCTCGGCGCATCGTCAGGGGCATTCCGTTTCCGGTGGACCTCGTAGAAGACCTTCCGGACATCGTAATCGTCCATGAACACCTCGCCGGAAATGATGCTCTCGCCGGAGGCGTGTTCCGTCAGATTGCTTCGTTCTGGTGGCGGGAACTCGTATCCGCACTGCGGACACTTGCTGTATCCCGCATGGATGAGCGCCAGACACTGCGGACACTTCTTCGCCGGGGCATCCCCGCCACCGGGAGTCTTGTCCTTCACGCGGATCATGTCGACCGGACCGTGGCGCAGAATGTTGCCCCCGTAGTCCAGGACAAGGCAGTCGGTCTTCCCCGTTTCCGGCGACAGCCTGGTTCCGCGGCCAACCATCTGCACGAGCAGACCCGGCGAGTTGGTCGGACGAAGCAGGACCACGCAGTCCGTGTTCGGTGCATCGAATCCGGTCGTCAGCACGCTCACGTTGCACAGATACTTCAGTGGTGGCTTCGGCGTTCCGAACAGGTCGGCGGGAACAAACTTCCCTTTGAACCGGTCGATGATCTCGGCGCGTTCCCCGGCGGGTGTCTCGCCAGTTACCACAGCGCATTCCTGTCCGCTGTATCCGCGGATAGCCTCGGCGACATGCTGACAGTGTTTCACGGACGACGTGAAAATCAGTACCGACTTCCGGTCTCTGGTCAGGTCGACGATCTCTCGGCAGGCTGCATTCACCAGTTGTTCCGTATCCATCGCCGCGGCGATTTCGTCTCCGATGAACTCTCCGCCACGGATATGGAGATTGCCGAGATTGGCTTCGGCGCTGCCCGCACGAGACACCAACGGTGACAGATACCCCTGCTGGATCATCTCCTTTAAGCCCGCCTCATAGCAGATTTCGTTCAGGAGATTCTCCGGCTTGCAGATGAGGCCGCCCTTCAGTCGGAACGGCGTGGCCGTCATTCCGACAAGCCGGACGCGGGGATTGATGACCTTCATGTCCTTCAGGAACGTCCGGTACATTCCGTCTCCATCGGGAGCGATCAGATGGCATTCGTCGATCATGATGAGGTCGAACGCGTCCAGGTCGCATGCCTTATTATACACACTCTGGATGCCAGCCACGATGACCGGCTCTTTGGTCTGCCGGGATTTCAGGCCCGCGGAATAGATTCCGACCGGGATCTCTTCGCAGAGCCTCTGAATCTTGTCGGCGTTCTGTTCCAGGAGCTCCTTCACATGGGCGAGGATCAGCACGCGGCCCTGCCAGTTCAGAGCGGTGTCCTTTGCGATCTGCGCCAGGACCAGACTCTTGCCCGTTCCCGTGGGCAGGACCACGCAGGGGTTGGTGTCCTTGCTGCCGAGATGCT